AAATGCTGTCCGTGCCGTCTTGCGGCAGTGCTATTTCGACGAAAAGGCTACCACCCCCGGCCTTTCGGCGCTATCGAATTACCATCAGACAGAAAAGGGACGCCCAGAGCACAACTGGGCGTCCCACCCCTCTGATGCATTTCGTATAGGTTCCATGTGTCTAAACATGACCATCGGGTCGCTTCTGAATTCCAGTGTAATACCTTTGAATGGGCCGTTGCGGCGTCGGATTAAGAGGAATCGGATATGAACGTAGTATCCCCCAACCCGCTTCCTCCTCCGACAGAGCGCATGTTCGAGAACAGCGGCGTCGGAGGTATCGGCAAGAATCCGGGAACGGATACGACCGATCCGGATACCTACGAATATCTTATTCGCTCGTTGATCGACGATGCAAAGAGCTTCGAGGAGTCCACTCTTTCCCCGGATCGCGAGGAAAACCTCGAATACTTCTACGGCGAAAAGCCAGCGATCGAGAACACTGATGATGAAGGGAATCCTACGAGTTCTTCGGTGGTGTCGACCGACGTTCGCGATACCGTCATGGCTATTATGCCCTCGCTTATACGTATTTTCACGGGTCCGGAACATATCGTGTTTTGCAATCCTAATTACGAAGGCCAAGAGGACCTCGCCAAGCAGCAGACGCAATATCTTGAGTATGTCTTCTGGGAGGACAACCCAGGATTCATGATCTTGCACGACGCGTTTAAAGACGCGCTGACCACCAAGACGTGCGTCGTGTATTGGTATACGGACATGTCCGACGAGGTGAAGACGCAGGAATTTCGCAATCTGTCCACGGAGGAATTCCAGGTACTCCTTTCGGAGGGCGCGGAGCCTACGGAAGAGCCTGTTCCTGATCCGGTCAATCCGGATCAGATTGAAAGCGTCACGATGAGTTGGACGGTCAAGAAGCCGGTCATCAAAATACAGGGGGTGCCTCTAGATGAATTCCGAGTCGCACGCGACGCTAAGTCTGTCGATGATGCCGTTCTCATCGGATTCGATACCACAGTCCGAAAAGGACAATTGGTCGCCCTTGGCTACGATGAAGCTGAGCTTGATGAACACACCGGCGTTACCAGAGCTTTTTCCAGGGATCGAGAATTCCGAAACGAGGGTCTGGATGAAACTGCCGTCCTTGAAAACTTCGAGATTCGCTACGGCGAATACTTCATCCGAATTGATAAGGATGGAGACGGCATTGAGGAACTTAGAAAAATTTGTACAGTCGGTGATGACCACTACATTCTCGAGGACTATCCCGTACAATATGCTACCTTCGCGGTCGGGTGTCCGGACCCCCGTTCTCATACGCTGGTTGGGGACTGTCCCGCTGATCTAGTGAAGGATATTCAGCGCATCAAGACGAATATGCTGCGCGGCGCTCTGGATTCTCTCGCGCAGTCGATCTGGCCTAGAACAGTGTTCAACGAAATGTTGGTGAGTGCTGATGACGTTCTCAACGAGGAAATCGGCGCAGCGATCCGTACGAAGGGCGCTCCGCAGGAAACTGTCATGTCGCTCACATCTGAATTTGTCGGGCAGCCTGTTTTCGCCATGTTCGACGCTATGGAACGCCTACGTCAACAGAAGACTGGTATTTCGGATGCGTCAAAGGGCCTTGATCCGAAGGCGCTACAGTCAACCGCACTTTCTGGAGTTGACGCGATTATCAGTGGTGCGCAAGAAAGAATTGAACTTATTGCGCGACTCATGGCCGAGACCTTCCTCAAACCCCTATTTAAGGGCCTCCTCCGCGAAATCACGAACTCGCCCAGCCAAGAGCGTACTATTCAACTGAGCGGAAAGTGGGCAAAGGTGAACCCATCCACCTTCGACCCTACCATGCGCATTTCGGTGAACCCGACGCTTGGTAAAGGTTCCGACATATCCCGGTTGATGGCGCTTCAAGAGATCAAATCTACTCAATTACTTATAGTAGAAAAATTTGGCCTCAAGAATCCAGTCGTCGGGCCGCAGGAAATCATGAATACCGTCACGGACATGATGGCGATCGCCAATGTGAAGAATACTTCTCGGTATTTCAAGGCGATCGACGAAGAGACAATGAATCAGATCATGTCGGCTCCGGACGAGCCAGCACCGGAGATGATTCTCGCGCAGGCGGAAATGGAAAAGACGCGGGCCAAGGTGGCTGGCGACATCGCAAAGGCGGACCAGACTGATAAGAAGCTACGTTGGGACGACGATTTCCGTCGCGACCAGTTGGCGCTCACGAGCATTCTCGAAGCGGCGAAGATCGAAGCACAATTCGCCGTGGACGTTACGGGTCAGGAACTCGAAGCACAGGAGGCCCTGAATGTCCGAGAAACGGAGTGAATACGAACTGGATGAACGCGCCGCTGAGGCGAGGTTCATTCTGAACAATCCTATATTCCTCGAGGCTGTTACAGGTTTGCGAGAAAGGTATATCAAGAATTTAATGAGTTCGGGGATCGCCACGGAACAGGCTATGGTGTCCCACGCAAAAATGGTTGTTCTGGAAGAGCTGATTGCTCAGATTGGGTCGGCTATCACGGATCAAAGAATGACAAAACAGAGGAAACCTAATTATGGCAACTAATGGTATGGATGAAGCCGCACAGGCTTTCGACGCCGAAATATCGACACCAGTTGAGAAAGGTGGCGAAAAGGGAGGCGAAAAGAGCGCTGCTGAGGCTGTGTTCCCTAATCTAGGTGTTGCCGAAGTCGACGAGGAATCCCCTGAAAAAGGCGGAGGTGACGAAGATGCCATTTATGAAGACGGGGAACCTGAAGCCGAAGAGGATGAAGAGCCTGCAGAGTCAGATGAAGAGTCTGACGAAGATGCAGAAGAGCCTGACGAAGCCCTCGAAACCAAGTACCAAATCACGGTCGACGGCCAAGAACAAGAGGTAACTGTCAAAGAGGCTCTTGAGGGCTATATTCGCACTCAGACCTTCCATAAGCGCCTTTCGGAGTTAGGCGAGAACCAGCAGATAATTCAGAGGGCCGCCGCTGACGTTGTTCAGAACTTCGAATATGCGAAGCAGATGATCGACATGATGGAAGGTCAAATGGCGCAACTGGTTCCTCCGGAGCCAAATTGGGACGAAATGTTTAAGGCTGATCCCGCCAAGGCTCGGAACCTTCAGAAGTATTACCAGCAGGTCGCGGATTTTAAGGCGAACCTCACAAAACAGCGCGAGGATGCTGTTAAGAAGCTTAATGAGCACCAAGATTCCCAGTTGCGCACGTACGCGGAACAGGAGAGTCTCAGGTTCGCTCGGATCAATCAAAAGAATTGGGGAACGGACCCTAAGAAAAAGGCAAAAGATCTCCAATCTATGCGCCGGACGGCGCTGCAAGAAGGATTCTCGGAGGACGAAGTAAACCAAGTGTTCGACTCCAGAATGCTTATGGTGCTTTTGAAAGCATCTAAGTACGACCGCATGATAGCGGCTCGGCCAAAGCCGGTAGCACGGCAAGTAGCTGGCAAGGCTGTAACACCCGGACCGGGAAACAAGCGAACTGGTCGCAAAGGTCTTACAACCGCGATGAAAACCCTCGCCCGCACCGGCAACATCCATGATGCTGCTCCGGTGTTTGATGAAATCTTACGTCAAAGGTGAACCATGCCTAAGGTAACAAATGCGTTCACGACGTATTCGGCGGCGGCTAACCGTGAGGACTTGTCAAACGCGATCTACAACATTGATCCGTTCGATACCCCTATCGTGTCGTTGGCCCGGCGTCGTAACGTCAAGAACAGAACTTTCGATTGGCAGACCGAATTCAACAAAGCTGTCGATCCCAACAATGCCCAGCTCGAAGGTTTCGAACTGGCCCGTTCTGCCGGTCAGCCGACAGTTCGGTTAACTAACGTGTGTCAGATTTCCAGCCGCGATGCGACTGTTTCTGGCTCACAGGAAGCAGCAGACGCTGCCGGAAAAGGCTCCGAAATGGGCCACCAGATGGCAATGGCATCTAAAGTGCTGAAGTCGGACATCGAGACTATCGCTTCGAGCCGTCAAGCTCGCGTCGATGGTGACGACACCACGACTCCACGCAAGACGGAGGCCGTTTGCCACTGGATTGCCCGCGCAGTTGATAAACAGGCTGTGGCAGGTGATGCGGTCATTGGAGTGGTCACTGGCCTTCCCACAACCTCTACGGGAGCGTTCGCTGCCGTTGCTGGTGCTTCCCAAGTTCCGCTGACCGAAGTAATGCTCGGTGATGCAATGGAACGCGCCTACGGAAATGGCGCTCGTCCGGATACGTGGATCGTAACCCCGGCCTGCAAGCGTACTGTGTCCACTTTCGAAGGGCGCGGTATTTCTCAAGTGCTCGTCGGAAAGACGGAAGTCTCGGCGACGGTTGACATTATTGCTACGGACTTCGGACGCGTCAAGGTAATGCCTTCGATGTGGATTCCGTCGGATGTGGCGCTGTTGCTCGACGCTG